GTTGGTGGCGCGGCTCAGTTCTTGTTCCGCAAGACTGGCGACGCTGCTTACACTGTGTATCGCACAGCCTAAAACTTAATGGGGGCTTAGGCTCCCATTTTTAAAGGATTAAAAAATGGGTAATACTAAATCAATTGGCGTTGCGTACAGCGACCAAGACATTGACGGCGGCACCATTGGTGCTGTTACACCAACAACCGTGGTTGGCACAACCGTGTATGCCACCACCGAAATTGGCTATACATCAACTGCACAAGGCGCTGTAACTCAAGCCACCAGCAAATCCACAGGCGTAACGCTGAATAACAGTGCTGGCCGTATCACAATGAACAACGCAGCTTTGGCTGGCGCAACCGCAGTGTCGTTCATTTTGACCAATAGCTTGATTTCAGTAAATGACACGATCATTGTCTGTGTCTCAAGCAATACAACTGGTAGCACTGCGGGGGCTTACACCACTTACGTTTCGTATCTAGCTGCTGGTTCTGCCTTGATTACGTTGCGAAATTTGACTGCTGCCACTTCATACTCTGAAGCTGTCATTATCAATTTCTCCATCATCCACGGAGCATCCTAACCAAACGGGGGTCAAAAGCCCCCGTTCTTAATTTATGGCTGTTATTTACATGTCCCATCCAGTTCACGGTGCAAAGGTTGCCACTATGGAACTTGAGGCTGAATTAGATGAAACAAATGGATGGACAAGGTATACTTTGGACACACCTATTGAGGTGGCTCCTGTCGTAAATGCATTGGAAGTTAAGCGTAAGCGTGGCCGCCCTGCTGTAGAGGTGGTCGAACAAGGAGCGTAAGAATGGCTACATACACGGCTGGCGATCAAATCAATAGAGCATTGCGATTGCTTGGCGTATTAGCCGAAGGTGAAACCCCATCGGCATCGGTTTCACAAGACTCGCTTATGGCGCTAAACCAGATGATTGACTCTTGGAATACAGAGCGATTAGCTGTATTCAGTACCCAAGATCAAGTGTTTACTTGGACGGCTGGGTTTATTAACCGTACCCTTGGCCCTAGCGGTGACTTTGTTGGCAATCGTCCTATCTTGTTGGATGACGCTACTTACTACCGAGATGCAAGCACCAATGTCTCGTTCGGTATAAAAATGATTAATCAACAGCAGTACGATGGTATTGCTGTTAAGACGGTAACGTCTACATACCCACAAGTGTTGTTTGTCAACATGACATATCCTAATATTGATATGTATATCTATCCCAAGCCTACACGGGACTTGGAATGGCACTTTATTAGTGTGGAAGAATTGACTCAGCCCGCGACTTTGGTGACCGATATTCTGTTTCCACCAGGCTATCTCCGCGCTTTTACCTACAACTTGGCAATGGAGATCGCGCCTGAGTTTGGCGTTGAACCAAGCCCACAAGTGCAACGCATTGCAATGACATCCAAGCGCAATCTGAAGCGCATCAACAATCCTGATGATGTGATGTCTATGCCTTACGCAATCGTGGCTTCACGCCAACGCTTTAATATCTACGCGGGGAATTATTAATGCAAACACCGATTCTGGGTGCGTCTTATGTCGCTCGCAGTATCAACGCTGCAGACAACCGACTTGTTAACCTTTTTGCCGAAATTGTCCCCGATGGTGGCAAGACAGCGGCGTTCTTTAACCGCGCACCAGGCCTAAAGTTCCAACAAACCATCGGCACTGGTCCTATCCGAGCGCTATGGGCGCACCAGACCAACGGTAGCGACTTCTATGTTGTCTCTGGTACTGGGTTCTACAAAGTCACTGGATTGACCGCTACACCCACTTTGTTGGGTACGGTCACGGGAACTGGCCCAGTCTCAATTGCCGACAATGGCACACAAATCTTTTTGGCGTGTAACCCTGACGGGTTTATCTATAACGAAGTTACTAACGTATTTGCCCAAATTACTGACCCAGACTTTACGGGTGCTGTAACTGTGGCGTACCTAGATGGGTACTTTGTCTATAACGAACCAGACTCTCAAAAAGTGTGGGTGACTGCTTTATTGGATGGCACTTCGGTTGACCCTCTTGACTTTGCGTCTGCTGAAGGCTCACCCGATGGATTGGTTGCCATCAATGTTGACCACCGCGAGGCGTGGTTGTTTGGCACTGACTCGGTTGAAGTTTGGTACAACGCTGGGTTGGCTGACTTCCCTTTAACGCGCATTCAAGGCGCTTTTAACGAAATTGGATGCGTAGCAGCGTTCTCTGTCGCAAAGCTCGACAATGCCCTATTCTGGCTTGGCACAGATGCCCGTGGACAAGGAATTGTTTATCGCGCCAATGGCTACGCTGGAATTAGAATTTCTACCCATGCTATTGAATACGCCATTGCCCAATACGGCAATCTTTCTGACGCTGTGGCTTACACCTATCAGCAAGAAGGCCATGCCTTTTATGTGCTGACATTCCCCACTGGTAACGCCACTTGGGTCTACGATGTGTCTACCCAAGCGTGGCATGAACGCGCTGGTTGGAATACTACCCTTGGTCAATTTACCCGTCACCGTAGCAATTGCCAATGTAATTTTAACGGTAATACGATAGTGGGTGACTATGAGAACGGCAACATCTATACGCTTGACCTAAATGTGTATGCGGACAATGGTGGCATCCAGAAGTGGTTAAGGTCATGGAGAGCATTGCCAACTGGCACAAATACCCTTAGACGGACAGCACAGCACAGCCTTCAGCTTGATTGCGAGGCGGGTACTGGTCTCAATACTGGGCAAGGTAGCGATCCTGAGCTTATGTTGCGTTGGTCTGACGATGGTGGTCATACATGGTCAAACGAGCATCTGAGCAAGATGGGCAAGATCGGTGAGTATTACAGGCGTGTCTTTTGGCGTAGGCTTGGCATGACCACGAAGTTGCGTGACCGTGTTTATGAGGTATCGCAGACTGATCCAGTTAAGGCGGTCATTGTGGGCGCTGAACTATTGATTAGTCCTACCAACGCATAATGGCTACAACCAATATCACCCAGATCACGGCTCCCCGTGTCGATCTAATTGATCCACGGTCGGGGCTAGTGTCACGGGAGTGGTATCGGTTTTTCTACAATCTTTACACCGTTACGGGTGGTGGTGATGGCGTAACCCCCGTCATCAATGGTGGCACAGGCATTTCATCTTATTCAATAGGTGACATCTTGTATGCCAATTCGCCAACAACATTGGCAAGACTTAATTCTGGAACGGCTGGTCAGGTACTCACCGCAAACGGCCCCAACACCGCACCCTCATGGGGGCTTTCAATCAATACAGCACCCGTCATTAAGACTGCTGATTTCACTTTAGCGGTTAACGAGACTTGGGTAATCAACAACAAATCAGGGTCAACTTGCACCGTTACCTTGCCATCAGCAGCGGCTTACGCTGGTCGGCAAGTTACATTCAAGAACATGCAACCGCAACTTTTGGTATCTTCGTCAAGTAATGTCGTACCAATTGACAGCACTTCGTCTGGGACGGCAATTCTTTTAGATGTTATTGGTAACTGGGCAACATTGGTATCTGATGGCGGTAATTGGGTCATCATGCAAGCGTCTGCCAACAACAGCTTGCTTTTGGAGTAATTTAATGCAAATTACTTACAGAAAAGGTTTTGAATTAACGTCTGAAATGTTCATGGTGGACAAAGTTCGGGCATTAGAAAAAGAATTGCTCAAACTGCCACAAGCAGACATTGTGACTGAGCATTTGTTTATGGATGGGGTTTATGAGCGAAAGATCACTATCCCACCTTGGACGGTACTGACAGGCGCAGAACACAAGTCAAACTATCGTGTTCGCCTAGAAAAAGGCATAATTGCGGTAAACACTGATGATGGCGTTAAAGTTTTAACAGCACCGTGTGAGTTTTCTGCAAAGGCTGGGATGCAACGCGCAGGGCGTGTTTTTGAAGATGAAGTTGTTTGGGTAGACATATATGACAATCCAGACAATTGCACCGACATGGCGGTTTTGGAAGACAGACTATATGTAGTCCCAGAATGTGGGCTTGCCGATAGCAGAACTGAAGCGCAAAAAGCGCAAATTGCTTATCGTGCGTTTCTGTATGGACTTAATTTGGAAGACAAAGAAGTTGAAGAAGTGGTTAACATTTCTTTTGGAATTCAAAACATTTCGGATGACATTTGTGTATCTGTAGCAAGTAAAATGCAAACCAAATGTTACTTAACATGTTAAGGGGAATATTATGGCAGGATGGGTAGCAGGAGCCGTTGCAGTAAGCGGCTATTTAGGCTCACAAGCCGCAAAAGAAGGCGCAGAAGAACAAGCTGGCGCAACGCGATTTGCTGGTGATTTAAGTCAACGCCAGTACGAACAAACACGCGCAGATCAAATGCCTTTTTTGGAGGCAGGCAAAACCGCGCTTAATCAATTAATACCTTTAGCATCAAATTACAAGCCCTTTGACTACAACGCTATGACGGCAGACCCTGGCTACGGGTTTAGATTGTCTGAAGGTCAAAAAGCGCTTGATCGCCAAGCGGCAGCCCGTGGCGGTTTAATATCTGGTAGCGCTCTCAGGGCGGCTACTCGCTACGGTCAAGAAATGGGTTCTCAGGAATATACAAACGCTTTTAACCGTTATCAAGCTGAACGTAACGCGCAATTAAATCCGTTGCAATCATTGGCAGGCATGGGTCAAACCACCGCAGGAAATCTAGGCTCAATGGGCGCGGCAAACGCTGCCACTATGGGCAATTACGCTACTAGCGGAGCGGCAGCGCAAGCGGCTGGTCGTGTTGGTCAAACAAATGCAATTACTGGTGGTGTAGGTACATATTTAAATTACCGTCAAGGTAATAATTTGGTTGATGCTTTAAGAAGAAATCAACCACAAACACAAACAACGCCTTCTTTTTATGGCTATGATCAAAACTAAGGATTAATTATGGCAGTCGATCCATCCATAGCCCTTGGCGTTAAGCCATTACAAGTTGCTGATCCTTTGGCGCAGTATGCCCAAATAGCACAACTGCAAGGTTTTCAAAATCAAAACCAAGTTGCTCAAATGCAAATGGCAAAGATGCAACAAAACGAAAGATATTTGGCAAACATGAGGGAAGCCATTATCAACAATGGCGGTCCTGCTGATATGGAAATGGCCGCCAAGTTCATGGCAACCCATCCTAGCGATCCAAACGCTCAAGCTGCTGGATTGCAAATGCTTCAAGCACAGAGAGAGTTAAAAGAATTTAATAGCAAATACGGCCCATCGGCTCGTGCTACTGGTGGCTTTGGTGGTGGCGCTCCTGTGCCAAGCGGTGCATTAGGTTCTGGCACATTTGGTATTGCTCAACCTTCTATGCAAGCTCCAATGAGAGCGCCCATGAATGCATTAGCGCCACAGACCGCGCCTGCACCAGTTAAAAATGCTTTGCTTGATACCAATGCTTTGCGCCAAGAACTGATTGATTTGTCGCAATTTCCTAATGTTCCACAGGCTAAGTTACGCGCTGGCATTATCCAAAAGCAACTTGAAGAGGCTTCAAAAGCATTTGTTGTGCCTAACGTGGGATTGGTTAGAGGTTCTGGTGAAACCATTGTGGCTTCTGGCATGGCTCCAACTGACATTAAGCGATTACAAACAGAGCGTGACGCATTGCCTGTTGGCGATCCAAGACGCAAAGTATATGAACAAGCCATTGCTGACATTGGTGCATCAACCCGTGTAGCACAACAACGATTGGCGTTTGACCAATCTAAGTTTGCTTGGGAAAAAGCCAACCCAGGCTTTGAACTCAAAGAAACCGAAGACGGTTCAATTGTTGGTGTCAACAAGCGAACATTGCAATCATTCCCAGTTACTACTGGTGGCGCTATGGCTCCACCTAGTGGCGCTCCTACCGTTGGTGGTATACCAACTGGGCGTACAGCTCCTACTGGTCAACTCACTCCTACTAGCGCTCCAGTAGAAGGCGCTCCTGTTGTTGGAACACCGTTAAAAGGAAAAGGTACAGCATTGACTGAGGCTCAAGGAAACGCCACAGCATTTGGTATGC